AAAACGATTCCTAACGCTGCGACAAAAATGATGAGGTCGGCAATATCGGCGCGGCCGTATTCACGGGCCTTGTATACCATATTGGCAAACACGGTGGCCAAGATAATCCAAATCATTCGCGGTTCATTTTGGCGATCATAATTTGAATGTCGTGAACCATAGCCAACAGTTCTTTAATGTCGCGTTTAAAATCGTCCTGCGATAATTCGAGTTGAATTACGCGGCTTTTGAGGCGTGCCACCGTACTATTCAGGTTCACCCAAACGCCAATCAAACCAGCTAAAACTGGCACTACTGCAATTAAAATTTCAGTAATCATTTCTCCTTTTTCTGTATGATATACCAGTTTCCATCCGTGTGGCCTAAGATAGTGATTCCATCGTAAGCCCTGTTAAAATCGTACGTGGCGGAGCCGTCAATGGTTACGCCGCTGTCGCTTGTGTTTATCGCTAACGTCACGTAAGAATTGGCGCTTATCGTGCTGTCAGAATGAAATTGAATAATCCGCCCGTAGCTTTCTGCAATCGGTGGCAACTCTATGCGCCCAAATCCGTTTGGACCTGTCCACGTGTTCATGATGTGCAAATCGGAATCACCTACGCTATAGGTCACCGTATCGCGGTGCGCAATTTCACGGTTTGCACGCTGGTCGCGGCTGCCGTAACCTTCATAACCAAAGCCCAACATTCTATTCGTAACATCGAAAGCAGCAGCCGAACGTAATATTTCCGCTTCCGTTATTGGTGTAATTACGTCGTGCGTTCCTTCTTGGTCCGTGATTACTATTGTAACGTCGCGTTCAATTAAAAAGGCTTCAAGCTGATTCATAACGCTGCGAGCCGTGAAAGTCATTTCAAATAATGCGTAATCGCCGTCGCTGTCGTCAATGATTTGCCACATATAAATTGGTGAGCCGTAAACATCGCCCCGCTGTACTCGCGTCGGCTTTACTTGACCGCCAAGAATTTCCTGCACGCCGAGCCGGTTAATACTTAATCCCGTGCCAGTGTAATTGAGCGACTGCCATGACGTGCTAAATGTCTGCGTAGCGCCTTCAATAAAACTTATGGTGCCGTCCGCGTTTACCGTGTTGTAATCACCAAACAACACCAAACCTTGGTCCAAGTCTGCGCGGGCGCTGTCGCTATTTGTTGCAGTAAATGAAACCTCATCGCCTAAGCCTTCAGGTTCTAAAACGTCGGCACGCAAAACTACGATGTTGTAACTGGCGTTGGCGGTGTTCGTTAGGTTGCTATCCGCTGCGCCTGTGTCGTCAATGCCGTTAATGTCTACACTGATGTCAAGTCCATTTTCCTGCGCCGTCAATGCCGGCAAAACGATATGAAAAGGAATCGACAGGCTTTCGCCGTCGCGTTCGTCAAAGATGGGGCTGACAATTGTATAGGTAGCCGCCGAGCTGCTCAAGCTCGTGTCACCATATACGTGCGTCGTGTATTCATACGGAAATTCATCAGGATCACCAAAGCCGTTGAATACAAGTTGCGTGCCTGTATACGTAACATTTCGCTGCAAGTATTTGGTGCCAACTTTCACAACGAATTCCAATTCCACACGGCCTATGCGGTCGTTTCCTGTGCTCGTGCCGTCACCTTCATACGTGTAGTTAAATGTGCCACTAACGGCCAAAACGGTGCCGCTGACGTAATCAATGTCGGTATCACTGAGCGTCGTGCCAAATTCGCTTGATGTATGTAGGTTGTCTAAAATTAAAGGGTAATTACCATTGTATCGTCGCGTTCGTCGCACGGTCTTTAATGGCGCCAAATAGGTATACTCGTAACCTATGAGGCGTTCAAACGTGCTGTCAAATGATTTGGCGGCCGCTATGCTTTGCTGCGTGATTGCCGTGCCGTCCTTTTGCGTGCCTTCTACGGTTAGCGTCGTGCTGTACTTCTGTGCACCGACGGGCAAGAACCACCATTTCCCCTGCGATTGAAAAACGCGAGCATTAAATACGCGCGCCAAACTTTCGAGAACTTCAAACGCGCTGTAAAATTGATTGATGTTGTTTTCGTCGGGGTTGTAAAGTCCGTAATGGCTTATGCGTGTATCGTTAAGCTGGTCCGTTCCTGTGTAATCGGTGCTGTCAAAGTCGTTCACATAATACAGAAAATCATCTGTGCCCCATAGATGCGTGGCCCGCGTCTTATTCAAACAGTTTAACAAGTGTTCAACGCCTGATTTAAATCCTGTATAGGCGCTGCCGGCATTGTTGTATTTGACGCTTTGCAAATTGCCAAGGTCGTCCGATGCTGTGAGCGTGTTCTGTATTGGGTAATAATCGTATGGTCTTATAATTTGCTCAGGCAACAAAATGCCGCCCCACCAAAAATCATCATCACCGTCAGGATCGCGGCGAATGCTTACCGAAAAACGAACTTCTGTATTTGTAGCAAGCAAATCCATGAACGTGCTGTGCGTGCTGTTTTCTTCCGTCAGCGTGAACGTTAATTCGCTACCAATCACGGGCTGGTAACGGTCCTCATTGTTACCGCTGTATCGCAGCACAAAACCGTCGGCGCCTAATTTGAACTCGGCAGCGGTTCCGCCAAAATCAGCGTCATGAATATTTACACGCCAATCGGTTCCGAGGTCGTCGGTAAACTCTGCGTAAAGTCGAATTGCGTCTGCCATTAAAATCCTCTTACGCGGTTGCGGTCAATGCTGTTACGTTCGCTGGTGAGCAATATATCGCGGCCTGAAATCTTGCCGGTCACCTGCACGGATTGGCCGCCCATCATTGCCTGCAATTTACTCAGCGGCGCAATTACCTCGGGGTCAACTCCTGCGTTTCGGTTGTCACCTACCATGGCCATCGTTGGACCGAATGCCAATCCACCTTTTGCAAGCGCTGGCGGCTTTGCTTCCATTCGTGCTTGCAACCCTTTAATGACAGCACCAGCAGCAACCAAGCCAACACCTGCCGCAATTGCTGCGGGCGGATTAGCGATGAGGTTGGCATAAAAAGCCGTTGCCGCTGCACCTGCTGCGATAAATTGCCCGCCAAGTTCTATCAATAAATCGGCTAAACCTGTAAGCGCACTAGCAAACACATCGCTCATGGTCATCGTTCCGCTAATCAATCCACCAATGGCCGTACCAATACCAACATAGGCGGCCTCCAATTTTGGTGCCATGTCAACACTTAACGCAATCTCACGGTTTATTTTTCCTTGGCTGTCTGCTAATTCGCTGACGGCTGTACTTGATTTGCGAATAAGCTGCGGTTTTGGTATTCCGTTGTCGATTGGTTGTAAACCAGTTGCACCGCCGCCGCCTGTTGCACCGCCTGCACCAGCCGCACCACCGCCGCCGCCCATGGTGAACGTTGGTATCATTTCAGTAAGGCCGCCAAGCGTGCGCAGCGTTTCCGCGATTGTTTCCTCACTGACCAAGCTAATTGGCTCGCGGCTTAATTCCTCTTCTAGCGCTGTGTTCCAATCCTCAGCGGCTTCTGCTCCAAACTCGGCCATGCGTTCGCCTGCGTTGGTAAAGGCTTCGCTAATTATGTCAGGTATCGCACTGAAATCGCCGCGCATTACGGCGCTGATGATGGCGCCAAAATCTTTGAAACCTTCTATTAAACTTTTCAGCGCAAACGCAAGAAAATCAAAAACCACTATAGCCGTGCCTTTGATGCCTCCAATTATGTTGCGTACCGTCGTCGACTCGTTGTAAAGCGTTATAAAGTAATTAATGACATCAGTGATGTATGGCGCAATTTCATCAGCAAAGGTGACGATCGCAATACCAAGCCCAACGATGGCGGCGGTGATCAATCCAATTGGACTAATCAGCATACCAATCGCGCCAATGATGGAAGGCAACACAACGAGCAGCGGACCGATGGCCGCCGCAATAGCTGCAAACTTTATAACGCTCTCGCGCGTTTCGTTGTTCATGTTTGCAATGCCGCTGGCGAGGTTGGTGATGAAGCCAGCCACTTTGTTAACTGTAGGCATTAACGCTTCGCCCAGCGTTATGCTTGCCGCTTCCGCCGCACTTTTCAGGGCGTTAAATCCGCCCATTGCAGTATTTTCTAATTCCTTCCGTGCGTTATTTGCTGCACCTGAAGAATTCTCTAACTTCGTTTGAAGCTCAGCAAGCTTTTCCCCGTTCTTTCCTAAGATCGGACCAAGAATCGCGGCACGTTTGCCAAAAACCTCCATGGCTTCCGTGTACGAAATCTTCCCTTTAATAAGTTCAACGAAAGTTTGCTTAACGTCGTCGCCTTCCGAGGCCAATTCAGAAAGCGCCATTTTAAACTTGGTACCTGCGTCTGCGCCGCTGATAGCACTATTGGCAAGGGTACCCAGCACGGCGGTCGTTTCTTCAAGCGAAAAACCGAATTCATTGGCAATCGGCCCCACCTTGCTCATCGACTCGCGGAAATTCTCAAGGTCGAGCGCGCTACTACCGAAAGCCGTAGCCATGACGTCAGCAACGCGGCCCGTTTCGCTGGCATCAATTCCAAATTCATTTAACGTAGCGCCCACCGTTTCGGCCACGGCTCCTAAATCCTCATCGAAAGCAATACCAAGGCTTAACACGCTTTCGGTCATGCCTTCAATTTCCGTGCTGGTTTTTCCAAGCTTGGCCAGTTCCAATTGCAGCGCAGCCACCTCGGACGCGCTTTTAGATGTAGTCGCGCCGAGCTGTTTTGCTTGGTCTCTAAGCTTTCCAATTTCTACACCCGTGAAGCCGCTGACCGCTTTTACCTTGGCCATTGAAAACTCAAAATCTGCTGCGGTCTTTACAGCAAATCCGCCAATGGCTGCAAGTGGTGCGGTAAGGTTGCGTGATAAGGATTTACCGAGCGCCTTGGTATTCTTGCCAAAGGTCTGCATCTTCTTCATAGAAGTGCCTAACGCTTTATCAAAGCTGCGCGTCTTTGCGCCTATCGTTACAATTAAGTCGTTTAGTTTCGCCATTGGTCACGCTCTAGTATTCGCTGCTTCAATTCCTCTTTAGTAAGGTTATGCCGGTTTTTCTCTGGCCGCTCCCATGGGAACTGCATTAAATCCTTTGGGGCTAATTTACGGCCTTTTTTTAGGTGCGGTTGGAACGTCATAGCACCAAGCCACCGCACGCGCTCCCACGCATAACGCTCGCGGTATTCCTCGGCTTCCCTATGACCGTCAAGCGCCAAGCTTATTTCTGCGAAGGTCATTGACCAAAACGCAGAAGGGGACAGACGCAGAACGCCCATCCCCATCCGTATCATTTCCGGCCAGCCTATTGGCTCGTCGGTGCCGTCTATCTTTTTTTTTGGTCGCTGTACTCGCCGAGAACATCGAAGCACTGCGTGACGTGAGCCAGCGTAATATGCTCTTCAAATTCTGCAAGCTCCATCGTAAACTCCACGCCTTCAAAATCGCAGCCGCATTCCACGCCTACGAAGCAAAGGTAAGCGCACGCCTCGGCGCTCAGTTTTGACGGATCTGATAAGCTGAACACGTTTACTTTCGCTTTGCGTTCAAACTTTTTCAGCGCCTTCATAGAATAGCGCACTGGATAATCCGTGCCGTTTACTTCTATCATGCAGCTGGAGTGTCGGTAATTACGCCGCTGATTTCAAACGTGGCGCTATACGTCGCTGTGTCCTCGGTGCCGCCTGACTGCTCTAAGCTGGTCAAGAAACCCGTGCAAGCAAATGACAAATCGCCCGTCACTTCGTTTGCCTTTTCAAAGGTCAACGACAAAGCTGTACGGTTTTCAAATGCCGCAAACAAATCTGTTGTGTCTTTGTTGCTATCCGCATCGGTGTAATCAATCAAACCGCTGCAACTGATGGAACCGGAACGCGTGCCGGCCAAAAGCTCACGCCATCCAGCGCTGTCTTTGGTT